TGAAATTAATGAAATACAAGAAGAACAGATGGAAGTAGAAGTTGATTTAGGAGATGTTGATTTAGACTTTTTCCTTGATTCTAGTGGTAAAATGAAATTTACTTATGATGCATTTATTAAAAAGATTTCAGGATATGCTGCTGGTAATAAAGGAGAACAAGCCTTTTTACAAAGAATGGAAGGTTTAGTAGAAGCATTTAGAAATTTAGATATTATTAAAGAAAATTATTTAGATGCTATTGAGGAGGCTGAAGATATTCTTGATGAATCTGAAGAAGATGAAGTAGAAAGATTATCAGAAAGTGAGTATGCTAGACTTTCTAATAAACAAAAGAGAGAATATAGAGAAGCCATTGATGAATTAGAAAGAAGAGGTAAAGAAGCCTTAGAAGGACAAATGGCTTCTGCTGAAGGACAACAAAGAGAACAACAAGTTACAGATGATAAAGATGCTACTGAACAAGCAGAACAAGCATTAAGTGAGGGATTAATAGATGCTGATTTAGATAATATTAGTATTGAAGATGTAGAAACATCTGATTTAATTAAATACTTAACACAACTTGATGGTGATGATTTAAGTAATACTGCAATAGATATTGCTAACTTTACTGATGAATTAAAAGAGTTTTTCAGATTTAAATCTATGAATATTAATAGTCCTTCGTTCAAAAAGATGTTAAATAAGTTTGAACAAATTACTAAAGATTCTGATGGTAATACACAATTTAGTGCAAAAGAATATATAGATATTATTGAAAGTGATGTATTTATTGATGGTACTGAATCTAAAGGTAAAGATGCTAGACAAGCAATTTCAGATATGAGAGATGATTTACAGTTAGATTGGAATGATATGAAAGATAGTTTTAAAGAACCTGAAAAAGATGATTTTATTAGAATTGTAAATGCTATTGATTTAGAAGATGCAGTTGCTGAAGCGATGGCTGAAGATGCAGGGTTTAACGATGTAAGAAACGCATTAGTATATATTGATACTAGAAAACTTGAAGTCATTATAGATTTAAGTGGTAAACAGGTTAGACTAAAAGGTATATTAAATTGGAAATCAGGTGGAATACATTATCTTAGTTATAAAACTAAAGGTGAAAGAACACCATTTGTACAACAAAGAGCAGGTGAACCACCTACAAGATTAAGAGGAAAACCTGTTGATTATGCAGGTAGAGAACAAGTTTCTCAAGCAAGACCTTATGACCCATTAAGATATGAGTATTATAAACAAATAAGAACTAGAGCATCATTGTTAGTGGGGGCAGTTAGATGATTACAAGACCATCAGATACAGCAATTAATAAGGCTGATTATGATAACGGTGTTGGTTATTATACTGACATGACAAGAATTACAGATTTATTAGGTATTGCACCTTTTACATCAGATACAATTCCTACTTTAGCACATATAGGAGAATTAATCCGATATGCTGAAGATTACATAGATGAATATACAAAAGAATCATGGCGACCAATGATTATTGAAGATGAGTGGCATGATTTTGATTTTGATTGGCATAGAATGTATAGATATAATAAAGATTATAGATACACAGATTATGTTGGTTTTATTAGATTACATTATGAGAATGTAAGAAAAATTATTAGATTAACCGCTTGGAAAGGAGATAAGTATAATGAATTAGCAGGTGCTACTGCTGAAGTTACAATTAGTGATTATACACAAATTACATCTTTAGTATTACAATTACCTAATGGTGGTGAAACATTTACATTAGAACCACATACAACAAGTAATACTTTTAATAATGTATATGGTAATCATACTACTGCACAAGAATTAGTTTATTTAATTAACGAACAATTACCTGTTAACACTAGAGAATTTACAGGTTCTGATGGAAAAAAAGTATTTACAGGCACTTTAGGTAGTCATATTAGTAAATTCTTTTACGCTGCTACTAATGATGATGGTTCAATTACTATTGCTTCTTTATTACCTAATGATGACGGTGATGGTTGTACTATTACTGCTAATGGTTCAGGTATAAGCGCATCGGCTTTTAGTGATAATCAAAAAGACAATTCAAGAACACAAGGTTGGTGGAATATTGAATCAGATGGTACAGTTTTCTTTAGAACTAGATACCCATATCAAGTTAAACACTCAATGAAAGTTACATATATGACAGGTGGGCAAAGAGTTCCAGCAGTTATTACAGAAGCAGCAACAAAATTAGTTTGTTGTGAATTAATGTCATCTGATGATAATACTATCTTATTAGGTGAAAATAATCAATCAGGATTAGATATTAAGACTAAATTTGATACTTATAGAGCAGATGTGGAAAAGATTCTTAAGATGAAAAAGAGATTAATATATTTGATAGATAGTGATTGATATGGTATACTTTTCAGATTATTTAGATGCTAAAGCAGATGAACTGTCTATTTTAGTTGCTTCTATTAATGATATTATTTTAAGAGTTAAAGAACAACATAGACAAATTTTAGAAATAGATGTTTTACTTTCTGATGAACCTTTAATACCTACTACTGAAGAAATGTTAAATGAGTATGCACATCAAGAAGCACAAAAAGAAATAATGGAAAAATTAGGAGGGATTATTTATCGTTAATGAAACAGAATATCTTGTAGATTTATTAGAATCAAATTGGAATGATGCTATTAATGCATTAAATACATCAAGTGGTAATGGTACTATTTCTGATGTTCATGCAGTACATCCTATTATTATGGATGTTAGAAGTTTTACAAGTGGTAAATCAGTAGATGCTCAAGGTAGGTCTAAAGGTGGTAATAGAATAAATACTGCTAGTAAAAAAGAATCTGCTACTGATGGTATTATTTATTCAAGAGATGTAATTGTTATTATGGAAACAGGTAATTCAATCGAATATCCTACTTTATTTTGGGATATTAGAAATGAAATATATAATATGTCTATTAGTATTAGAACAAGACAAGATGATAGAATACTAAATGATAATACTAGAGTTAATCCTCAAGGAACATTTGGTATAGAAAGAATACAAAGTCTTTATTTACTAGTACGATATATACTAGAACAGAAGAGAAGAGGGTGGTTGAAGAACGGCTCACAAATTTATGAAAATGTGAATCATTTAATTTTGGGAAATAGAACAGAAAGTAATGATAAAAAGAATAGAATTTTTGGATATAAAGTAAGTGTTGTTATGAAGAAACTGGCAAGACCAGTATAAAGTAAGTAAGTAAAATAGGTGATAAAATGGTATCAAATGAAGCATGGATGGGTTCAGGTACAACCGTAACAATGGCTTATGAAAGTGAATTGTTTTTAGGTTTTATGCCACATGGCCCAACATTAGGAAGAACAGGAACGAATAAAGCAAATCTAATTAAATATTCTTTAGGATATGCGTTAGATGGAAGTAGTGTATTAGTAGAAAATACAATGGGTGAAGGAAATGGAACAGTAAAACATTTTACTGATTATTATCATTTAGTTCCCGATTTGTATACAGGTTGTACCGCTAAATTCTTTTGGACAGAAGATAGTAGCGTTGCACCAACATTACAACAAACTGCACTTGTAGCAGGTAATGATGCTGATGCAATTTATTTTGCAGGTAATTTAAGTGATTTTAATACATTATTTGCAGACCAAGATGCAGCAGTTAGTAGTTCAAATCGTAGAGGTTATATTGTTCTTGAAAGTCGTGGTTCAATTATTCCAGCACCTATTTCATTAGAAACTGTTGGTACTACATCTTCATATACAGGTGATATTGAAGTTGTAACTGCTACAACAGGTACAGATTTAACTAAATTAGCAGTTGATGAATTAGTTTATGATGCAGTTAGTGGTGCATGTGTTGGTAAAGTTTGGGGTTTTTCCGCTAATGATACAGCATTAACATCAAGAGATGCATATGATGGAACTACTTCTGATGATACAATTCACTTTTTATCAGGTGCTTTAGGTACAGTTTCAGGTGCTTCAAGTGCTTCAAATGGTATTGGTTCAGTAACTATGCCTACATCTATGACAGGTATTTTAACAGCAGGAGATTTTATTTCAGGTGATTTAAATACTAGAACAAATGCAGCAGTTATTGGAATTGTAACTACATTAAGTTCTGATGGAACAATAGTTACATTTGCTCAAGCAGCCTCACAAAGTTTTGGTTCAGGACATGAATTATATTGGGGTAGAGATGCTTCACCCATTTTAGGTGCAGGGTTAACTTCTATTTCAAGAGTGAATGCAAGAACATTATCAGATAATTGGGTAGGATTAGCAAATACTATTACACCTCCTACCGTTGAAATTGAAATGAAACAGGTTAATTTAGCATTAGGTGGTACAAGAAATTATTCATATCAATACAAAGGAATGGAAAATGCTGGAAATGCTAACTTAGACTTAAACCTTAATCATGGTTCTTGGTTATATTATGCATTAGGTAGTTTATCAAGTGCATCTTCAACAGTTGTAGATACAGACCCTGCAACAAACCATTTTCAAAGAGCAGGTTCAAATGCTAGTACACATGAAGTACATGCAGGATATGATACAGGTGCTGATAGAGATTATGATGGACATTCACAAAACGGTAAATTCCATAGAGTATTAAAAGGTGGTACAACAATTTGTCCACCATTAATGCCTAATACAGGTATTGCTAAATTAACATTACCTGATGTTTCAAACGGAATTGGTAGTAATTTAATTACTTACACCTTTGGAGAAAGAAATGATAACTTTTTACCAACATTCGGATTAGAATTAACTAACAGAAAAGGAAGTACCTTAACTACAAATGGTGTTCCAAGAACAGATAGAAATACATATAGTGAATCTTGTTATAGTCAATTATTCCCAGGTTGTATGGTTAATTCATTAACACTTACTGCTAACGCAAATGAGGAAGTTAAAGGTTCATTAGATTTAAATGTTAAGAGAGTGTTTGAATGTCCTGATGGATATGTAGCAAAGGCTTTTGATGCAACTAACAATAATACAAATGAGTTTAAAACTCTATTTAACTTTGGACAACAAACAGGTACATTATCAGATGTATCAGAAGCAAGACATTCTTTAATAGAACCGTTCTACTTTAGTGATGGTACAGTAAGTTTGTTTGGTACAGACTTTATGAGAATTGAGAGTATGACTTTAACTATTAATAACTCAGTCACAGATAAGAGATATATTGGGCAATATAATAAGCAAATTAAAATGGCTCACCCTGCCCAAAGAACATACGAATTATCAATGACCGCACAAGTTACAGATAGAAGATTATTTGATGAGTTAAGAAGATTAAGTCCTCATAGAAACTCACTTGGTCTTGAAACTGATGGCACAAATGCTTTAATTCAATTGTTATTTACAAAGGATAATGGTGAAAGAATTAAGTTACAATTTGATGATTATATGATTGGAACTGCTAATTTCCCTATACCTGATGATAGAGGTCCTGTAATTGTAGACTTTTCAATTATGCCTCTTAGAGTAGGAACAGTTGACGCAGTTTCAGGTTGGGTCATGCAAAAGTAAGATTCAAAGAAATTAAAAAATAGATTTATACGGTTGGGTGGTAGGTAATTATGAAAAAAGGAAGTATTATAAATGGAAAAGAAAATTGTGAACGACAAAAGCAAATTGCTAATTAAGAATGAAAGCCAATTACACTATGTAAAAATTGAACCTGATGGGGAAGAATATCTAAAAGTGTGGGTTAAAGACCCTACTTTTCTCCAATTAGAACAGGCTCAAATGAAATTATTTAATGTAAATATGCAACAACAAGATGTATCTTTTGATATTTCAGAAGTATATCATTATTTGTTTGAAGCATTTATTGAAAAGACAGAACCATCTTTGGGTCCTCTTGATTTACTTAGATTAACACCATATGTAGGAAATCAAATTAAGGCTATCTTACCTGACCCATTTTCAGTAATGGAGGTTGACCCCGATTTAAAAGAGGAATAAGACAAGCAATAACAACAGGTAAAGTAGAAAATCCTATTGTTGCTGCTCGTCTTGCTCAATATACTCTAGCAAAGGAGTTAAATATTAGTCCTCTAGAAACACAACAAATGCCTGTGTCTTTAGTTATGGAACTGTTAGCGGTACATGAAGAAATAGAAAAATTAAAAGGAGAAGAAATGGAAAAGGCTACTAAGTCAATAAAAGATGTTAAAACTCCTAGAATGTAAAGGTGATTAAATGGCAGATGGCGAAAGATATATCAAGGTTACTGAAAACTTATCAACAAATATTGATGATGTTTCTAAATCTTTAAGAGATGTTTCACGCCTCCAAACAGGTTTAATTAAAACTTTTACAGATATTACTAAATCTAGTACCGCAACAGGACAGGCTTGGATTTCAGTTGCTCGTTTCTTTTCAGGAACAGGTTTTTGGAGAATACAGAATAAGATTAAATCTATTTCAAATCTTCTTCAAGCGGCTCAAAAATTAGAAGAAAAGAAAGAAATAGCGATGGCTAATCAAGTTGACGACTTAGCCAAACAAGAAGCAAACTACAAAAAAATAACTGATGCTTTAAATAAAATAAAAAATCTTCATGATGGTGAATTATCATATGAGGAAACTAAACTTATTTACAATAATAAATATTTTAAATTACTAAAAATGCAATTAGGTACAACAGGTGCATTAATGGAATTTAGAAGAAGATTAGAAAAAAGTCAGAAAAAATTAATGGTTGCTCAAAATGATGAATTTTTAGGAAACACAAAAGCCTATAAACAACAACTAAAACAAAAGGCTAAATTATCTGATGCTGATAGAAAAAGATTTTTTGAATTTAGAGAAATGAATAAAGACCAACAAACATTTATTGGTAAATTATTTGATTTAGAATCAAGAAAGGAAGGTCAATCAGCAGGTCGTATAGCCGATTATACTAAACAACAAAAAAAGATATTAGAAGAAGCAAATAAATATGGTTTAAATGTAGTAGATACAAGAGCAGAAACAAAATTTGGTGCTAAAAAAGGTAGATTTGAATTAGATAAATTACAATTTTCAAGACAGGATAAAGTATTAGGTCCAATAGAAAGAGTAACAGGTAGTATGGGTAAATTTATAGAATTCTTTGGAGGCACAAAATTTGCAGGAGGTAAAATGTTTGGTGGCTCAGGAGTAATGAAACAAAAAGGTGGAAAAATTGGAGGTTCAACTTTTGCTGAGTTTTGGGAGTCGTTTGATAAATCAACAGAATTAGTAGAATTAACTAAATTCCAAAATTATAAAGAAATACAAAAAGAAAAGTTTCGTAAATTAATAACAAGAATTGCGTTATTTTTTAGTAGAGGATTTTTAAGAGGTGCGATTCGTAAAGGTTTTGCAAAAATGATGAATATGGATTGGAAAAGAATTGGTAATACAATGTTAAATGTAGGTAAATTTGTGGGTAAATTTTTATTACTAATTCCATTTATTCTTATGTTTATTTTCTTCCTAAAGAGAGTAGGTGTTATTGACTTGATAAAAGATATAGGTGCTACTATATTTGAAACATTAGGTGCTTTGTTATTTTACGGTGGTAAATTAATAGGTACATTGTTATACTTTGGTGGTACAATTATTGAATTTTTTAACGCTATATTTAATGGAGATATGAAACAAGCGTGGGATGCATTGGGTCAAGTATTATCTGCTGCATTAGATGTTCTTTTAGTATTTGGTGAATTTTTAGTATTTGGTTTTATTGTTCCTTTCTTTGGTGGATTATTGCAAGGTATTTATGATTGGATTGTTAATTTTTTCACAGATGGAAAGACTGATTTCTTTAGTATATTAGGAGGTATACTAAAGGCAGTAATAGTAATTGTTACATTTGTTGGTGTTTTAAGTTTCTTATTACCATTATTACCTGGAATGTTTGGTGCTGCAATAGCAATAGGTCTTACAAGTTTAATTACATGGGGTGTTACATCAATTGTTACGGCTTTAGGAGAAAAGGCTAGTAAATTTGCAGGAGGGGCTGCCGCAGGTGCATTAATTGGTGCTAAATTTGGTGGAGTTAAAGGTGCAATAATAGGTGGTGCAATAGGTGGTTTTGGTAGTTTATTCTTTGAAAAAGGTGGTATCACTAATAAAAGAGGTCCTGCTATTGTAGGAGAAAAAGGTCCTGAATTATTACACTTACCAGCAGGTGCTAGAATACAAAGTAATGCTGTATTACTAATAACTTTACAATACAAGTTCAAGGAAGAATAGGTGCTACTGATTCAGAAATTAGAATGATTACTGATAAAATTAGTAGACAATTACAAAGAGAAATTAATAGAACAACAAGTATTAGGTGATTTAAATGAGTACAACATTATATAATTCGGTAAATGTAACAGATAATATTGAGGGTGAATTGTCAGATAACATCCAACATTTTGTATATCTAAATACAAGAGCAAGAAGAAATTCAAATATTTCAGGACAAACCTTTGAAACAAATAGAATTGGTTTAAAG